CTATTTGCCATATACGTCTTCTTCTCTTGGAAGCGTAGACACATCCAATGTGCCTATTACAGTATATTTCGGTCCATATCTTTGTTTTATAAGACCCACCCTATCTAAGTCTTTTTCGTCATGCTGAGTTATTTCACCATCACGACTCCTTGTTAAAATATTCGGCTTACAACCAAGATATGTATCCCATGCCTCTTGATTAGGAGTAAACCCGATAAGCATATAACTTGGATTTTTTGCTACAAGCTTTACGTCTTGTATCTCAGCTTTATCTATTTTTTTAATCAAGATGCCATCATTAGAATTATCACTCATATCTCTGATAGACAGCTCATAACCCCTATATAAGTTCTTATAACGCTCTCTATTATAATATCTTGCAATTCTCTTATATTTATCTACATCTTCGTTAGAATCAAAGCCTTTACCGGATATTGCATTCGAAAGCTTATCAAAAAAAGTTGATTTCGGCTTTGACTGTACAGGCTCATGCTGAACCCCCGATAAAACCCTTTGTTGATTCTTAATTTGATTTGCTGTCTGCTCTTCTAACGACATATTTGGTTTATCTGTATTTTGTTTTGCAACATTAAACCTTTGATAAGGTTCAGGCTGCACAACAGGAACCTGAATATTATCATCAGCTTCTATATCAAATCTAATCATATATATTTATTCCTTTCTAATATATTATATACTTATTTCGAGAAACTTGCCTGCGATTCTTGAGCAGACTTTAATCTTTCTTCAAGTGCCGCAATACCTGCTGCACGAGAATCTCTCATATTATTTGATGCTTCATCTTTATTAACTGATTTAGAATTTGCAGAAACTGCTTCTTCTAATGTTTGACCCGGCAAACGTCTAACAGGCTTAGACTCTAAGTCATTATCATGATTTATTGTATCATAATTTATGCCAGCTTCATCAGACTTAATATTAGTTGTAATATTATTTGATTTTGCCATTACTCTATCATCAGGCAATTGACTTACAAGTCTATGAATAGATGAATCAGGATTACCGTATGTTAAGCTGTCAAGCATATCATTACCTGTTGACAGTCTTTCTCGTGATGCCTTATTTATCTTCTCGTTTGCCGTATTATTTAATGTTTTATACTCATAATCAGGGTCAATTTCTATCTTAGATAAAACATCCTGATAACTTGATGACTCAATATTTTTATTTTTAGCTTCAGTATTAAGTCTATCCGACTTAATTTGTGTATCAATCTCATCAGGATTAAGCTCAGCTCTCTTTTCCCAATAGGCATTAGACATTTTCAATGCCTGTTCTTCACTATAAATTGCACGAGTATCTACACCCATACTCTGTAATTTATACATACGCATTGTCTCTCCAAGATTTTTAAAAACATCTTGCAATCTTGTCCATACATCGGCAAATCCGTTCTGAAACTTTTTCATAAACGGATTTTCATTATCATAATCTTCAAATGATTTTACAGCATCCAGACTCGATAAATAATTATGACTTGGATTAGTTTTTCTATAAGCATTATATTGCTCTCTTTGCATATCATAAGTATTATTTATGTCAAGATACTTATTGTTTAACTCTTCGGATTTAGAGTTAAACTTATCTATATCATTATCTTTATTATAATCAGCATCTAACTGTTTTTTTTCTTTCTCATAATCAGCGAGACTTCTTGCATAAGTCTTATCATATGATTCATATCCTACATAATAGCCGTTTGCACCCTCGATTTTTCCAACTATCATTGTCATACCCGGAATAGCTCTCGGATTTTCACCGTCTTTATAATATCTCGTATTATCGGGTAACACAGATGTATAATCCGGATTTGATTCTCGCAATGATTTATCTATTTCTTTCATTTGTGATAAAACCTGTGAACCATATTCATCCGTATTTTTTTCAGCTGTAATCTCCGGCAGATTTAAATTCTTTGCCGCAGCATACTTATTCATATTATTTAGTGTATCAGACGTAAGAGTACCTGACATCTGCACAACATATTCCTCAGGCTTTTCAGAAACAGGATTTTGATACTCACTTGCCGTTGTCACTTTAAATTTATCACTCGATTGCATCTTAGATTCTATCTCTTTAATAGATACATCTTTATTAATCTCTGATGCTTCTTTTTTATTTAATGCATCTCTTGCCTCTTTTGGTTGTATATAATCAGCATATGCCTTTGCCGGATTTGTCTTATCTGACAAATAATCAGGACAACTCGGATTTTGATACAAATAATTCTCGTATTCTGTCTTTTTTGAGTCATAAATCCTTGTTGCGTCTTGATACTTTTGTATTGTATCTGCATCAGACTTATTATTTATAATCGCATTTTCATATTCGGATTTTGCTCTTTTATATGTATCCTCATATGATTCATACCCAACATATTTGCCTTTGTTTGGGTCATTTGGAATAGCGAATTCTATTTTATTCATACCCGGCACATCTCTCATCACAGCATCTCCTGTGACATAAGCATATCCGTATATCTTACTTGATGCACTCTCTTTATCAAGAAGCTTTATGTTTTCCTCAGGACTTCTTGATAAAAATTCGGATAATGCTTTATTTTCATGTGATTTATTTTCTAATTCTTTGTCAAAATCATTAATATTTCCAATGCCACCAATAGGCTGTGTATCAGTTATATCTTTCAACATATCAGTTTGCGTTGACATTTATATTCCCCTTTCTTATGTATATTTATATTTTAACTTTAACATATTATGAAAAAAATAAAAGATAAAATCTTTCATAAAAATACACTGTATATCATTTATATACAGTGTATCATGACTTTATTTATTAATCAACATAATTCTATATGATATCAGGACCCGTATTTTCATGAGCTTTCATAATATCCGGTAACATTTCATGTATCATAATATGTAATTTACGCAATTCCTCATTATAATTAATGGCAATGTCTTTTGCATCTAAAATTTCAGCACTAGATGCTTTTTTACTACTCAATCCAAGAACATATTTTGTATCAGGTGAACCTAAATTTACATCATACTTATTATTATGAGACTCTGAAAATCTATCTTTCGATAAAGACATTTTAGTTAGAGAAAAATTACCAAAACCCGGCAAATTAAGCTGTGCAATAGAACCTGAACCAAACAATACTTGATACTTATCAACTTGTATCTTTACTTCTTTTGGTTGATAAGCCGTATCTTCTCTTGATGTTTCTGATTCATGCCTTATTCCGTTTTTATCTACAATCCAGTCAACAGAGTTTATTACATCAGAACCCAATAAATGAGTCCTTCCCTGAACCATATCATCTTTACTTGACCATTTATAATTCATTTTAGTATTCGGCAAGGCTTCACCTAACGCATCTATAACATTTGGATTAGTAAATGTAATGCGGTCTTTAGCAAATGACTTGATGTTAATATCTATATTTTCTAATTCAGGTGATACATCTTTATGTGATAATTTTGAAATCTTATCAGCATCAAGCTGTAACTTAACATCATTATCAAGTGATAAAGCAATAGCTTTGCTTGGTGGCACTTTCCAAATATTTTGCTTCCATAAATCTTTAGACTCTAATATATATCTTATATCCGAACTATTTGGAAAATTTGTACCTATCATAATTCCAGTCCTTTATTCATAACATCTGATTTGTGTGTAATATCACCAAACTTAGCCTCAGCCTGCTCAGCTCTTGACTTTGTATTAGTTACAGGCGGCTTAGCTTCAGGCTTAATAACATTAGATTCGGCATTCATAGTTAAAGCTTTTGTGCCTGCCATAGGCTTTTGTATAGCATCATCCTGTTTGGCAAATTGACTTTTGAATTGATTTTCATTCTTTTCAAGATTTTTAAATGCATTGTCTGCCATTATTCTGCCACTTGCATATGCAACCGGATTCATAGCACCAGCTATTTTAATTGCAGGATTATCCATTGTTTTATTGAATTCTGATTTTAAATCTTTAACACTTATGTTGTTATTAGAATTAAAATTATTATTAGTTTTAGTCTCAACTGTTTCTGATACAGGTTTTAATTGTTTACTCATAATATATATCCTTTCTTAAATATAATTATTGCTTTATACATATATTTTATCACAAAAAACAAATAATAAAAGTGATTGCATAAAGTATTTCGGGTGTAAAAACGTAAACGTAAATAATTTTTTGGAGGGATATCATGGATACAAATTTAATTGTAAGACTTATGAGTATTGGCAAAGCACTGTACTGGTTTTTTATGGCTGTATTATATCATGTGATTAAATTTATTAATTATTGGTCGCTGCCAAGTAGACTAATCTGGTCAGAAAAATATATTAAAACACATAAAATTAAATGCGAAATTCACGACAATATTCGCACTGTATTAAGCATCATTTCAGGTGTAACAATGCTATTATGCTTTATTTATCTTGCTGATAATGATTTTGAAGCAGGATTTAGAGAAACATTAATTTCTGTTTTACCGTATCTGTTGCCCAGTATGATTTATATTATATTTGTGATAGATAATCTACAAGATAACTAATAATTATTATGCTGATGTATTAAAACATCAGCATAAATTTTTTTAAAAATTGCTCGCCTACACTCGCTGCGGGCGTAAACTTAGAAAATAAAAATATATATTTGGAGGTATAAATATGAAACCGTTAAGTAAAAAGACATATGCATCAATCTTTTGTGCAAGGGATGACTTCAAAGCCATCAAAGAAATGGGTAATGACCTCAAGGTCACAAATTCGTATAAAACCGCAAAGGCAATGCTTGAACTTGCCGAAAAATGGCTTAATGACTTTGAAGACGTAAACCCTCAGTGGAAACCTGATGAAGCACAGGCAACTGTAAAAGCTAAATAATAAATATTTAAATCCTGTATTACTACAGGATTTTATTTTTTTATAATTAATAAATTATTTTATATCATTCGGGTGGGCATATGATTTAAAATAATATAAAAATAAATATTAGAAAGGATAAACATATAAATGGCAGAAATTGACATGATAAACATGATTGCAAAAGAGATAAAAAGCAATCTTGACAAGGCTCGCTCCAAAAATGAGCCGGACGTTAATTTTATAATTAATAATAAAATAATTAGAATTTTTAAAGACCTGTATAATAAAAATACTTATCATATAACTGATGATAACACATTTTTTGAAACAGGTACTCTACTTGAAATTGCAGAAGTTATTAAAAATATAAGATAAAATAAAAAGGATGTATCATGATTAACGAAATCAAAAGAACATATAAAGCCAGCCACGAAACTAAAAATGCCAATGTAATTATAGCAAGCATTTATTATAGTAAAGGCGGGGCTAACTTTTATAGCTATAAAAACGAAGAACGTGGATATTATTTCTCTATCACCCCTGAAGAGCAGCGTGGTTGTATGCACATCTATGAAGGCTTCTCAGGCGTTAAAACTTGTATATTGCCTGTAAACAGACAATCGAAAAAGAGTTTTGAAGTTGCAAAATCAATGCTTGAAAAATACATTGATTTATATCTTGATGATTATTGCAATGACAACGGTTTTACGATTGACAAGTCAAATTATACAGAAAAAGAATCAGAAAGGAATGTTTAAGCAGACATATCTTGATTTAGGATGGACTTATGACGAGGCATACGGAGAAACAATGTATGACTTAATACAATTATATTCAAGAAAGGAGTGAGTTTTATAAAATTATTTGAGCACATTAGACACGAAGACATGATTGTTAAACATAAGATAAATAAATTAGAGATTGACTTTTTAGTTAATCTACAAAAAGAATTAAACACCCAAACAAATGACGGCAATGCTCAGCCGATTTATTGGGGTATTATGGATTATAAAAGATATTATAATGACAACGGAATACCCATTTTATGTAATGCATCTGAACAGATAACTCTTGAATCAAATAAAGACATTGCTGATTATATAAAAGACGAATTAAATATATATGTTCACGAATATGATAATTATAGTATCACTGTAATAGAAACACTTGAATCAGATGAAAAAGATAATGCTATTATAAATCAACATATTCAAAATAATGATGATGAAATGTTAATAGGCATGAATGACTATTTGGAATTTTTAAAAGAATACGAATCAGAATGGGAGCTTAGATATTATGAAGATATAGAATACATAGTGCCAAATCTAGTATTTTTAACCAGACAATCAGCTGAGGATTATTTAAAAGCCAAATCATATCATCATTCAGATAACGCTCATACATATGCAATGACGGCATTATATAATCCTATTGTTGAACGCCTATGGGAAATACTTAGAGAAGTTGACTTTTCTAAGATAGAAAGTGAGGAATAAAATGATTAAATCAGAACAACCTTATATAATAATTGATAACGAATTTATATTAGAAAACTTTGAACTGGTTGCAGACTATATGGAATGCGATTTGTTAAGTAAAATCATAAGTCAAACTGATACAGAAATTATTGCAGCTCATGCCCAGATAGCATTTGATGACAATGGTCCGGTGTTTGATAAAAATAACAAACTTGTCATAAATTATTCAGCACCTGAAACTCTAAAATCAATGCAGGATTGTATTGACTTTATGAAAAAGGATAATCCGGAAGCTCTATATGAATTAAAATATAATTAAAAAGGAGAATTAAATTATGACAGCTATTCCTGTATTATTGTTAATCATTTTAGGGTTTATTATATTTGTTATTATAAAACAAATGATAAATTCCAATCCTAAAAGACTTAAAAAGGCTGATGAAGATTATATCAACAGTCACGTCAAAAAGTTTGCAGAATCTAATGCAGATAATATGTCTGATGACGATAATAAAGCATAAATCATACAACCGAACATAAAGAAATATATGTTCGGTTGTAATATTTTAAAAAATATATTATAATATAATTAGCTCATTTATGAACAATAAACCCAAATTTTAATTAAAAAAGCGAGGTGATAGTATAGGCAACGCACCATGCAAAGATTGCAAAAAAAGACAAATAGGCTGTCATCAGACTTGTGAAAGTTATGCCTGTTGGCGTAATAAAAAAGATGACGAACACACTAAAATATTACAGAATACACTACTTGATATGATTTGCTACAAACATAATAACTATGGCATGAAATACCGATTTAATCATTAAAAGGAGCATATAAAATTATGATAAGACTTGATAACATTCAATATGCAAATGATATCACCTATATATTTTTAGGATATGGCATTGCACAAAAACTACCAAATACGTTTAAAGCCAATAAAATAAATGACTTTAACATTTTGCCTGTTCAAACAGCTCTTAGACAAAATTTGATTCCGGATTATATTAAAATTCCTGAATCAGTGCCTATTAGTCCCGGCTCTCCTGTAGAAACTCCGATTGATAAGTGGGTATTAATCTCTCACATAGAATATGACTCACTTGAACAGTATCTTAGAGACATATACATGGAAGACTTATATAAATCAATGGGCTGCTAAACAAAAATACACCAGCATACGCTGGTGTATTTTATATTTCAAATTTATCTCTATTTAATATATTTAACATATTTGTTATCTCAACAAGATTATTAGGTTTATCCAAACAATCAAGAACAAAAGGAATCATACATCCGTTTGGAGAACGCATAATGTACTCATCTATATATTTAAAATATTCTACACAAGATATAGGTGAAGAACGCCAAGCATTATCTTTTTTAAATTTATTATATGTTATCGGTGTTGCATTTTGATAATTGCCTATATATGGCGTATTAATTTTACTAAATAAATTTCTAAAAGCCGGATAATAATTCATTATTGCGTAGCTTGTTAAATCAATAATCACATCGTCAATTTCAAGCCAAGCATGGTAAAACGTATGATTCTCTATATTACATAAACCATAACAAATTCTAGGTTTATAACCATATGCTTTTGCACATACATATAATGCTACTGAGTTTGCTAAACCTGCATCATATGACTTATATAATCTATTAAAGCATCTAATACATGCTCTGACAAACTCAGGCTTATAATTCGATAACTTGTTCATTATATATCCTATAGATTTTATTAAATCATATGCTTCACTTTGATTTGATGTCTCTCACTTTCTTATGTTTAATACTCAAAGTCATTATTATATTTATTTGTATTATTTAATAATTCTTCGAATTTTAGAGGCACTTTACGTTTTTCACCTCTAATATTAGGCGAATCCGTAAATCCTTTATCTGCCATCGCTCTATCATACATAGATTCCACTCGTTTTTGTTCATCAGGTGTACCAGCATTTGAATAACGCCTGTTATATGACTTAAACGTCTCTGAACGTTTTACTCCGTCATATACATCATCCGGATTAATATTTTCGTCATGACGTTCGATTTTAATATTATTAACATCATGTACTCGATAAGTCGTTGTCATTGCTCTGAAATCAGGGCTTGTGATTTCTTTATTATATAAAGATTGAACTTTACGAATTTCAGGATATTCTGTTATTATTCTAAAGCCGAGCATATTATCATCTTCATCATAATCATTAGTCTTTTCAAGAATAATAGTCTGAGCATTTGTCTCGAATTTTGCAAGCTCATGCTTACCCGTAGATTTAAGTCCTGAACCGATAATATCACACCCTGCGTCTATTGGAGCGGTTAATACAAGTCTATTATTTGATTTATCAGGATTTAAACGCCACGCAATAACATCCGGAGCCATTGTTGCTATCATCTCAATAGAATTGATTTTAATGCTTTCTATATCCATATCAGGTGAAAACGATAGGTTCTTACCATTGTCGTCAAGCATTCGTGTTACGTTATCTGCATCGGTCTTTAATATATGCTTACTTGCACCATGATACTTATTGCTTGATGTTGCTATATCATATAAGCTATCCATGTTTTCAACACAATATACTTGAAAATTATCAACTAAATTATTTAATGCCTCAGGTGTTTTATTGTTTGACCATGATGACCAATGCTTTAAATTATTATTAGTCATATATAAGCCCCCTCTTGTTTTATATAATTAATTATATATTATTATCTATATAAAACAAGACGATGATATTTTAAGAACTAAAAGTAACCGTAGTAATAAATCTACTACTGTTAGAAAATATCAAATCTTATAATTTGAATTTAAAATACTTAAAAGTCTGTCATCGCATTTTTCAGACCACATATCAGAAACATCCCAGTTATATATATTATCATATACTCTAAAAAATTCTTTTAAGATATATATCTCATCTGAATCATTATCATATAATACACTCATTATCTTTATTAGCTTATCACAAAGCTCCGGTATATCATCTAAATCAAATGCAACCAAATCTTCAAGCAATGTTTCGGCTGCTACTGTATAAGTAAGTGTGTACTCAAACTCATCTTCTATGTCTTCTACTGATTTACCTGAATCATTGCTTAAATAATATAACCTCAAACAGTTTCTTGCACCAAATACTAAAAATGATAACCACTTTCCTAAAAAACCTTTAGTTGTGATATTTGATAACTCATTTTCATTTATTTTATTCTCATAGTCATTATTAAAAAATGCTAACAACTCTTGTTTATTAATCATATATATACAAATTCCTTTCTTGTTTAATTATATATAATTATATTGATTTATATGTATATTATAACATATATGAATTATAAACACAATAAAAAAAAGCCTTGATATTTCTATCAAAGCTTTTTTTGTTAATATAACTATAAGAAAGGAACTCATCTATGATTATATCATGCCAAAACAAGATATCTTGTTTATGGATTTATTATAGCACATATACACAATACTTTTCAAATACTTTTTAATAAATTTTTCCAATGCTCTTACAAGGATTCGAACCTTGAATATACGATTCGTAATCGTATGGTTTATCCATTAGCCTATAAGAGCAATTATATCCTGTACAGGAATTGAACCTGTATTAAAAGATTAGAAATCTCTTGTTTTATCCATTAAACTAACAGGATGTAAAATACGAAAGGTGGGATTCGAACCCACGACCACCGGTATATAAGACCGATGCTCTGACCTCTGAGCTACTTTCGAGTTCCGAAGACAGGACTTGAACCTGCGACTTTTTGCTTGTAAGGCAAACACTCTCCCAGCTGAGTTACTTCGGAATAATATGGTGAGATTAATTCTCACCATATATTGATTTACTTATTTTTGATAATTTCACCGGCATTTAAGAATCTTAAATCCAACATAGATTTCATATCAAATTCTCCGTCAAAATACCTTTTTAACTCTTTGTCGAATTTATGCAGAGTTTTATCCTGACTTGAAAAATAAAACAATGCTGTAAGCAAAACACCTGTGAACGAATCTAAGGCTGCATCTGAAGTTGCAAATGATAATCTAAATGACTTATAAGCATTAACAAAAAAATCACTCACATAATATTTATCTCTAGTGATAATACAACTTATAACATATGCATCAAGAAACTTGATTCTTGATGTATCACAAGTTAAATGATTCAACCACTCATCAAGCTCAGCATCCCCTGTTGCAAACTTATCATCAAGCCCAAAAATATTTGCATCAAACTTATACTTGCGTAAAGTTGTCAAAAAATCATATAAACTTGTAACATTGCATTTAGACCAGATACTACTTGTTTCTTTATCATATGTGATAAAATCCATTTTAGTATCAGATTTTCTCTTATCAAGATTATCTTGTAAAACTCTACACATATCAAGTACAGAATATACACAGAATTCTAAAAACTTTTCTGTACCCTTTTGCCACATTAAATCCTCAGGTTCTCCTAAAGGCTTTAATAATTCATTGCAAACTGTAGACACCAACGTTGAATCAATGTTTGATGCTTTACTGAACTCTTTATAATTCAATTTGGCATCTGCTGCAACTAGAGAAAATACATTTGTATGTAAATCCCTATGCATGTCCTCAAAAATCTCATACATAACACTAAAATCCTTTCTTATATATAATATAATATTATAAAGTTCCCAGTCAGATTCGAACTGACTAATGAGTGGGTTGCAGCCACTTGCCCCACCATGAGGCGTTGGGAACATATAAACGCCGGCAAAGGGACTTGAACCCTTAAATCGAATTAACGAAAAGCTACTTAGCAGGCAGCCGCCTTACCAATTAGGTCTATACCGGCATAAACACACCCAAATAGATTCGAACTATTATCTAAAGTTTTGGAGACTATTGTTCTACCATTGAACTATAGGTGCACAAACAGCGATATTAAGGTTCGAACTCAAAACGGGGGAGTCAAAGTCTTGCGTATTTCCTATTATACTATATCGCTATGAACAACCCGGATAAGACTTGAACTTATAATCCTCACATTCAGAGTGTGATGCTTTACCAATTAAGCTACCGAGCTTTATAACCGCCTGCTGTAGGACTCGAACCTACACACCGATTCACACCGGTTACTAGCTGTTTTCAAGACAGCTGCCTTACCAATTAGGCTTAAACAGGCAAAATAAAAAAGAGAGATATCGCAAAATGTACGATATCTCTCTTTTTTTATTTTGCGTTGTTGTTTACAACCAAAATTGGAGTTTTTCGTATTATGGACTAGCCATCAATCCTAAAAATTGAACATTTTGCTATGAGTGATTATATAATTTTTTTTGTATCACAACTTGACCAACATCTCACTGATGATTGGCTCTGACTTTGTGATGAACTTATTATACTAATGTTTCTCATAGTCAATTATTTCCTTTCGTAGTTTATAGGGGCTAATAATATTTACGAGTCTTTTTTATCTCGTATATGAGGATTATATCATAAAATAAGCTCATATGCAAGCACTTTTTAATTATTCTTGTATAATAAATTCGTTATTGATATCACTGATGTCAACATAATCCGGACCTACATAAGATGTTTCGGATAAAAGCATATCATCGTTAAAGTCATTTGCTTCATCAAGACCGCCATCTCCCCAAAATTCATCATCATTAAAAATATTATTGTTATACATAAAATATCCTTTCTTGATTTATAACATTCATAAATCAACTGTTTTTCTTATTATATAATATTTATAGGCAAAAGTAAAACATTTCGGGTGTTATTTTGTAGTATATAATCTTGGAGGTGTATGTATGATAGATATTTTGAGCTTAAAAGAATTAGATGTATCTAAATACGATGAGGTCTGGCTTATAGTTCGGTCAGCAAAGAATTGCTATAAACTATTAGCAAATAAAAACGTCAAACAAGTGGCTGAGCTAAGTCCAAGCTTTAATTTGTTTAAAAAATATTTAGATTTAAAAAACAAAGGTTTATGGAACTATCAGGCATTTTTAGATATCTATGTTCCTGAGTTTTTGCGTGAAGCAAAGCTTGAGCCAAAGTTTGCTGATAGATTATTAGAGTTAAAAGCTCATCAAGATAAAAAATATGCTCTTGTATGCTTTTGCGGTGATGAACGTGAGTGCCATCGCAGTATTGTAGCAGCATTATGCTATATTAATGGCATATCTGTCAATACAAAATATGATATCAATAACTATATTAAATCATATTGGAAATGAAAACAGCACGGCATATGCCGTGCTATATATTTTTTGTATCGGGTGCAATTATAATATAAAATTTTAAAGGAGAATTAACTTTGCAACATAAAATAGTAACAGGACTCATATTGAGTAATAAAACAAATAAAACTATTAAAAATGATTTATACAACAATAATATTATTGAAAATATAAATGATATATCAACAAAATATCCACCAAGACAAATATTAGGCTTTAAAATACTAAATCTACCGGAATTTACAGAAGAAACATTAGATTATAATAAAGTTAATCAAACTGATATTCAAATTTTAAAAGACTTAAATTTATATCAATTTTATAATATGCCACAAGCATTTATGGTCCAAGTGAACATAGATTATGAATATGATGATAATTATTGTAATCCGATTATAGTGTTATATGATAATAAAAATCAAATATCAATCATAGAGCCAAACCTTTCGTTTGTACTTATGGAAAACGAATCTAATCAGTTATTGTACACAGCTTCGTATTTTTATAATAATCAAAGACCACTATATTGTGGATTAGATAAAATCAGTAAAACAAAACCAAAACAACCTGTAATAGCATTAAGTCTACAAGAACATTTATGTAAAAATAAATTATCCCCAAGTTATAAAGACTATTATTCTTATTGATTTATGCCCGGCGTAGGTCCGTTTATAACCTCTAATAGAATCCAAGTTGTTTTATGGTCAAAAACAAATACTGATAAATATTTTAAAAACAACATGTTTGAATTAAACAGCAAAGATATAATAGACGTTCTTATCAGATTAGACTTTAATATTGATAAATGTTTTAAAGATATTATTATAAAAACGCCTGAATACATAGGCATAAATGATAATATTATAATCAAAGATGATAGAACAAATAAAAGCTTTAACCCTAAATTAATAATCCCTGATAACTATAAAAATGTTATAACAGAACAATTTTATAACTATCACGATATATATTTTCCGGAAACAGTTCAAAATATATATAATGAACTTAGCCCAAGTTGGATTGATTTATTAAATAACACAAGATTTTATTTTAAGAAAAATACGCTAAAATTAAAAAATATCGAATATATGATTAAACCGTTTATCAAAATGTATTATAAACAATATAATAAACAATGTTTAAAATCTTATATTCCGGATAAATTTGATGATGCTGTTTATCTTAAAGATGCTCTTGACGCACTTGCTCAGTTTAATATCAAACCTATAAACTATAAATTTATATAAAAAAGGAGATTATTTTCATGAAACAGTTAAAAAGACTTATAATAATATTTATGATACTTTTATCTTGTATGATAATGACAGGATGTGAAGAAGAAGCATCGGTTATTAATAATCCATCTAACATAGATACAAGCCAGAATACAAGTCAAGATACAACGGATAATAATACTGATTTTAATTTTATTGGAGTTGATAAAAATCATGATATCACTATTAATTCTGATAATATTAAACTTATTACTTCGTATCAGATACCTGATAAACGATTAAATAACTATGTCTTTACTGTACCATCTATTATAAAGTTAAATATCAAACTTGCTGATAATTCACGATATAATATCCGAGTTGCACATTTATACTCAGATGTATATGTTTCGTCAAGATATGCAAGGTTTAACGGGCTTAGACAAGACAGTATGAACTTAGATTTTATAGAAGCAAAAAATAACGGATATGATATAGATACTGTAAATGCTTTCGAACAGTTATTTCAAGTTGAATCTGTTAATCAAAACGAAAGCTTTATTCATGGATGGCACGGCTATGTTAGCGAACATTATAGCTATCTTAGTGAAAAAGAAATCAAAAATAACTCTAATGGAGCTATACTTAGATGTGTATGGACATTATCTATATATGACTCAGAAACAGATAAAACTTATTCTAAGTATATCTCTGATGAAATATTTATGTCATCTACTCAACCAAATTAATTAGGAGATAAAAATATGAAAATTGCATTAGGCTTTGTATTAAGCAATATTGAAATAAATAAAATAAAACACAAAGCCTTTAATGCAGGTTTACTTGAACCTGCTGCAAGGCTTAACTTGTTATCATTTAGACAAATCATAGGTATTAAAACTCTATCAATTCCAGATTTCATAGAGGATATAATACCTATAACTGATATGACTAATCAAGATTTAAGAGCTATGGGCTTAGAAAGTTTAATAGATATGCAAAAAATGTTTATATTAAACGTTCATGCAAACTCTATTTATGATGCCAGAAACAATCTTGCAAGTATACTTGCCATTAATTATCAAAATAGATTAGTTAAACTAAATATTCCTGATAATATTGCGTTATTAGAAACACTTGATACGTCTATACAAATTATGCTTAAATCATATAGACAGCTTGAAAATTCTACAGAAAGCGAACTGGAACTAATAAATAATAACGGTATCACAAAACGCATAGCGTTTATGATAACCAATAATGATTTAGACAAAAATCATATGATTGCCCGTAACATTGACATTTATTATATTTCAGGCGTTGGAGCTTGTATTACACCTAAAAGATATATGAATGTCTTATGGTCTAATATCAAAAATAATGACTTGATTTTAGATAATAATCTAAAATTATATTCAAAGCCAATTGCTCTTGGAAGAATTAATATAAATCAAGATGACTTTGATTTATTTAATAATTTAATTCATGTATCCAAATATTTTGTGTATGCAAATAACATCTATATTATAGATGAATTTGCAAAAACTGATACACTTAAAATACCGGATAACTGTCTTGAACTAATTCCAAATTATCAAATAGGATTTGATAACTTTAAAGAAGTTATTTTTAATAAAAACATAAAAATAATTCATTATAGATTTAAAACAAATAGTAAAACCATTTTAGTGTTTCATGAAACTACTCTCCCATCCGTTGCAGTACGCAACTTATTCGGCGAAAGAGTTATTGAGTATTATGCAAAATATGCCCATAACTTAGTTAACGGCATTAAACAAACAGATGAAATCTATAATGCAAAAACATTATATGATATCTTAAAAGCATTAAAGCCGTTACCTGCTCAAATAAAAATAACAGACGCAAATAAAACATATTTTGTATAAAAATATGTTTTAAATAAAGGAGTAAATTTAAATGATAGATTATATTAGAATCATGCGAATAATTATATATTTTATATTAGCAACACCTATTCCTGTTGATGAACAAAGTTTTATTAAAACCAATAGTATTATATATATTGATACACCAATAATAAAACATATAGCAATTAATTATAATATAATAAATATTATATTATTTATAATAGTATGTTGTTTCACATTCAGTACATTAATATTTATATTAATATCAATAGCCGCATCAGAGTTTGAAAAAACTAAAGATAAGATATGTGCATATACAGGACTATTACTATCAGGATTAATAGCCTTTACATCGACATATACCCGTCTTAATTTAACGAATACACATAATGCATTAACCAATAATGCTAAACTAAAATATAATAATGAAATAGTTATATCATACCAACTTAAAAATGCAAATACTCTACCAAATAGTGATTTAGTTGCTGATGATATACTAAAATTTAAAGAATTTTATCACGACACATATGATAAACCTGATGAATATAACAAAGGTAATTTATATTCATTGCCGATAATAACGCTATTACAAGAAACCAATATAAAATCCATAAAAAGCTTATATGAAAATATAGAATATTTGGATACGTATTATGATAATAATTATATTGAAGATGAAAGATATCATTGGATAAATACGCAATTAAATGCGTTTTATAATTCAAATCCTACAGATAATACAAATATAACTATTTTGGAAAACTTAAAAAACTAAAAAGGATTTAAATAAATGATATTTTTTATAAATAATAACAAAAATGATAATAAATCAAGCAGCAATTATGAACCACCATCATTATTTGGTTTGATTATACTAATGGGTCTTCCTGTAATAACAAATGCCATTAACTATATGTATATAAAGCCTAACTCTATATATTCAAAAATATTTTATTATTTGGGTTTTATAGAAACTGTTATCGGGATAATATATGCACTTGCCTATATATTTTATAAAATAAATAAAAAGGAGAATTAATTATGCAACTTACAGAAGTAGATATGACAAATAAATTTGCTGTTATTATGACAGCTGATTGGAATGATGCTGATTATGTTACTAAATTCAGTGTATTTGATAATAAAAGATTAAACGAAATATCAGCGTTTATAACAATAATTCAAGACCTGTATGATAATCGAGAAAATATACAAGACTGGTTTAAGCAAAAACCCGGTTACAGATTAAATATCCGATTAGATATTCGTGACGACCTTAACATATATATAAGAGAATATTTTAAGCATCACCTTGGCATAGATATATTCAATATTAGCGAAAATGCTATAGACTGGATTACAGACGAATTATATGATTTTCTTCCGGCAACGAATGATATAGAATATCCTTATCCTCATACTATTTGTAGTGTCAAAATCATCAAAGACTCAAAAATATTTGAAGTCGAAAAACCAAACGATGCTGAGGTTAAACAAGCAATAGACTTTATATCAGATTGGTTGCGAGAATCAGAAATATAAAAAAAAATATTAAACAGTCAGTTGAATATATAATTAATTGGCTTAAAAACTTAACTTAAATAATTTATTACAAGCCTCTTCGGGGGCTTTTTTGTATTAATTAAAAGGAGAATATAATCATGGATAAATCCGCTAAACTTATTATTAAATGCATTTGTTCAAGCATTATTGCAATTATATTGCTAATTTTAATATTCGGCTCATTTTATAACGTAGACACCGGACAGGTGGCTATTATAAAACGATTCGGTAAAGTTATTGCCATCAAAGAAGAAGGCTTTAATACTAAAATCCCGATTATAGATAAAGTTTATAAAATGAATACTCGTGAGCAGACACTCAAGTTCAGTAACGAGGGCGAAAACAACGATGCAGGTGCTATATCAGCTTCTACAAAAGATATGCAGACCGTACTCGTATCTGTCACTGTGTCAGATATTGTATCAGACCCTATGAAATTATACAGAGCATTTACAGGCAATCATGTGCGAAGCATGATGATTCCCAGAGTGAAAGATGCTGTTCAGTCTCAGGTTGCTAAGTATACAATTGAAGAGTTTATTGCAAAAAGAGACCAGTTATCGCAGGATATCTATACAGACCTTGAAGAGAATTTTGCAAAATATGGCGTAACACTTACAAACGTAAGTATTATTGACCATGACTTCTCAGATGCATACGAGGCTGCCGTTGAAGCAAAGAAAATTGCTGAACAGCAGGTTGAAGAAGAAAAACAAAAGCAGCAAAAACTTGTTGTAGAACAAGAGAATAAAGTTAAACTTGCTGAACTGGAAGTCGAAAGGAAAAAGCTTGAGGCTGAAGCAAACAGCGTTATTACAAGCTCACTCTCAAAAGAGATTTTGCAGAAGCAGATGATTGAGAAGTGGGATGGAAAACTTCCGTATGTAAATGGTAATAGTAATGGTGTCATACTCTCACCTGAAATGTTTACTAATTAATATATAAGCCTGTATTAGATTTATCTGATGCAGGCTTATTTTTAAATAATAAAAAGGATAATAAAAATATGGATGATACAAATAAAATTTCTCACGAAAGTTTCGGTGCAATAAGATTCACAAGAGGTCAAGGAAGAGCAAGAACTTTATTTGGCAGTTCAATTAAACATAGTGATATCATATTATGTACTATATCGAATTGTGAACTTGATAGACACTTAAATACAGATTGGTTTTATCCGACAGATACTGTATTAGAATTCGAAATGAGTCACAATCAATTTGCACAGATGCTCACCCAAATGAATTCAAATGCTGTACCGATTACATTTAAAAGAAAGCCTATTGATAAGCCTAAAAAATGTGAAGAACCGCCTTATGAATCTGTAATACAAAAACATTCTCAAGAATTTGAAGAACATTTAGAGAATATAAATAATAAAACTAAAAACTTAATCAAAATGCTTAATGAAACGCTTGATACATCTAAGCTTAAAAAATCAGATAAAGATAAGCTAATATCCCTTGCCAATAGTATTTTAACAGAAATACAATCAAATTCAGAGTATCAACTTGATGCGTTTCATGAACAAATAGATAAAACTGTAACAGAAGCCAAAAACGAGATAGAAATGATAATTCAAAGCAAAAACTTAAAAGAATTACCAAAATTACTTGAATAAATATATAAAGGAGATAAAATAATATGTCTATTTGGACTCATGTAACCGGTGTTATAAGACTTGAGACAGGTCTTAAACTTGATGATAACGATATCGAAAACTTAATCGGAAAAAAAATCTTATATAGAGCCCCACAAGAGCTTAAAGACGAATATAAAGAACACCCTGAAAGATTTATGCCAAAAGGCTCAACAGGCAGCTTAAATTTTCATGTATATAATAATCAAAACAAATATGAACTGCCATCCTGTATCATCTCGATATTTGGAGATTTAGAAGATTATGCAGACACAGATAAAATTATCGAATGGTTTAAGTCTTGTATCAAATCATCGACATACTCTATCAGACAAGCTTGTATTACTGTTTCAGGCTTAGATGTTGATACTTGGTCTACTGACATTTAATTACTACGCTCTCGCTTCGTTCGGGTTTTAGCATAAATATAAAAAATAGAGGTGACAATTATGATGACTTTAGAAAAAATAATGGATGAACTTATTTGGGTCGTAAAATTAAATGAAGGTGGCAGAATTACAGGAACATATAAAGAAATAGAACATCTAATGGATGATTGCAGGGATATGGACCTTGCTGCCAAACAGCCAACAGATGAGCTTCAGAATTTCTTAGATGCAATGAATAAATACACAAGAGAGAATGACTGGATAACAATTCAGGACTTTTATAAAATTTATTCAAAAGCATAAAATAATAGACACATAGGATTATTCCTATGTGTCTATTATTAAAAAAAAATCTAAATATAATATCCGACAGGCTTGTATTGATATTAAAAACTTATCTAACATTATTTGGTCTTTGTAATATTATAAATATACGGGTGAAGTATTAAAAAAAAATAAAGGAGAACTAGATGTTAACATTAGATGAAATTGCTAGTAATAAAACAGAATGGGAAAAATTTATAAAAGAATTAAATGAATATATGAAACGAAACGGATATATAAGTATCCAAGAGTTTTATAAAACCTATTATTCATTATAAAAAAAATAAGAACACGCATATAGAATTGGTTCTATATGCGTGTTCTTATTTTGATATTCTATCAGCTATGCTTGAAGCAGCATACGAATCCGGTTTAATGCAAGCATCATATCCACAAGCCACTACCCAACCAACAAGCTCTGATATAAGCATCTTAGTTTTGTTTTTATCTGTATTACCTGCATCTATGTGTAATTGAATTGGTATATTTAAAAACATCTCATGATAAACTTCGTTATCCTGTAATATATTAACCAACTCTTCTGCTATCTCTAAACTCTCTTTCGTTTCTTCTCTAAGTTTATTTCTGATATCAGAAATACAATCAAGATGTGATACATTATAAAAAAATATACCACCATGTCCTTTGCAAATAATAGATATAACATTTACTATTTTTGTAGTATTATAAAAATTCTGGCTATCAGTTCCAATAGTAATGACAAACTCTGTATTATATATCTTATTCTTGTTATAAAAATCTAATAAATACTTAGCTATATCTAAGAGACTTACTTGCCCATAAGTATAGCTATGAAACTTCTTGTCCTGCATAAGTAACTCTCCTTTATATTTTTATTAAATACGCCTGATGGGACTCGAACCCACATTGTTCGGATTAAAGGTCCGATGCTTGACCAATTAAGCTACAGACGCAAATTAGATATAATGCTTTAACATTTTCGTTTCATATTATGTTTTCTCCTTTGTTTTGATAATGATATTTTATCATAGATAATATATTTTGTCAATAACTTATATATAAAAAATCCACATAAATCAGCTGTATTTTAGTATCGGGTGCAATCTTAAAAACGGAGAAACTTTTACAACCAATATTAACAGGGGCAACACCTAAAAATGTAAATCTAAACGATATTATGTATTTATTTGATTTTATAAACAATAAAATATTATAGTTAATAACACTTATAGACTTGTCTGTTATAGGCAAGTCTATTTTTTTTATAACAATTCGGGTGTAATATTATATAACCAAATTGGAGGTATAAAATTTATGTTCGAAAAATTATTAAATAATCCTGATGTGGCATTTATATTGAATTTGCTTAATTCTGATAATGATACAGGCTACATAGTGGGTGGGGCTATTAGAGATACATTGCTTGGTTTAGAACCACACGATATTGATTTTGCAACGAACAAAAGCTATGATGAATTAAAAAGATTATTTAATGATTTTGCTTGTATAGAAACCGGTAAATCTTTCGGCGTTATTCGTGTTAAAATTAATCATAACGAATATGAAATTGCAAAATATCGTAAAGATATTAATGACACATCTGTTGCTTTTGTAAATAATATTAAAGATGATTTATCAAGAAGAGATTTTACTATTAATGCCTTTGCATTAAATAATAATAACTTTATAGATTTATTTGAAGGTAAGTCTGATTTAAATAACAAAATTATAAGATTTGTCGGAAATCCCGACATAAGAATCAAAGAAGACTCTCTTAGAATTTTAAGAGCACTTCGATTTGCAGGCAAGAAAGGCTTTAATATTGCAGATGATAATATTACAAGTATAAGTAATAATAAAGATTTATTAGATAACGTTGCTCCTGAGCGTATTCAAGACGAATTTATCAAAATTATTGACAGTTATGATAATATAAAAGTGCTTGAAATCATGAAGACTACGGGTATTCTTGATAAAATTATTCCGGAAATTGTAGTTGAGTACGATTACAATCAGAACAATCCGTATCATAAATATGATTTATGGCATCATACATTAAATGTTGTTAAGGCTTGTCATAACTGCGACTATATTACAAAGCTTGCTGCTCTATTTCATGATATAGGAAAACCTGATACAATGACGGTTGACGAAATTACAGGTTTTTATCACTATTATGGACACGCTGAAATGAGTGCGGATATTACAAGAAAGATATTAAACAGGCTTAAATTCAGCAATAAAGAAAAGAATGATATATTAGCGTTAATAGAGAATCATATAGAGTTTCTAGTTAATGACTCTGACAAAAATATCAGACGTATTATTCATAAGATTGGCAAAGAAAATGCAATAAGGCTTGCATATCTTACTTATGCAGATGACGAAGCTAAAAGTCTTAATAATCGTCATAATGACTTAATAGATAAAGTATTAAAAGTCATTCATGACTTCGATATTCCAAAAGTCTGTGATTTAAAATTAAACGGCTATGACTTAATGAAGCTTGGATATACAGGTAAAGAAATAGGCGAAATCAAGAATTATTTATTAAATAAAATTCTTGATGAAGGCATCCCAAATGATAAAGAAGTATTACTTGATTTAGTATTACAAAAGACACAGGTATAAAAACCTGTGTCTTATTTTTAATTGCAGATACCGGAGTTGAACCGGTCAATCACACGATATGAGCATGCTGCCTAACCGATTGGCTTATCTGCAATAATTGCAGGGGGTAGATTCGAACTACCGTTAGTTAGCTTATGAGGCTACGCTGGAGCCGCTCCAGTCTACCCTGCGAGCCTGAATGACAGGACTTGAACCTGCAACCCCTTGTTCCCAAAACAAGTGTGCTACCAAATTGCACCACATCCAGAAATTAAACGGTCACAACGAGAATTGAACCCGTGCCTTTGCCGTGACAGGGCAGCGTACTAACCACTATACTATGCGACCATATATCAGTTTTATTATATTAGCTCATTTATGTATGAATAAACTCTCTTATAATCACTGTTATTTAAAATTAAATTTGACCTGCGAACGTGCTTGTTTGCAGTTCTCTTAATATATTTAGAACTTGCACCTCTATCTGCTATCTTGATACGATTATCGTATTTATCACGATATGGTCCAAGAACTACAAATCTAATAGGCGACCTGTTATCTGCAATATTAGCATATCGTTTATTCTTATTATCTTTGAAATGTTTTCTGATTAACCAATTTCTCATAATCCATACACCTCACATAATATTGATAGGAATAGTGGGACTCGAACCCACAACATTCGATTTCTAAGACCGACTCGTCTTCCGATTGCGACATATTCCTATATTAGTACCGGAAAGGGGACTTGAACCCCCACGGCTATAAAGCCAACGGATTTTAAGTCCGCTTTGTCTGCCATTCCAACACTCCGGTATAAATTGGGATAGAGAGATTCGAACTCTCACTATCTGGTGTTTGAAACCAGCGTCTCTGCCAGTTGGACTATATCCCATTATAAGTCGGTGGAGAGAGACTTGAACTCCCAGAGCTATTAAGCAACAGATTTACAGTCTGCCCCGCTACCAGTTACGGTATACCCACCGATTAAAAGCCTCAAACCGGAATCGAACCGACAACCTAATGCTTACAAGGCATTTGCTCTACCAGTTGAGCTATTGAGGCTTGGCATACGCACTGATATGAAGATGGATATCTATCAGTGCATATTTTAGTACTATATACTCGATAAAATATATAACACCAAGAGTGCGTAATGGGATTTGAACCCACACCACCTATTTGGAAGACAGGTATGCTGACCGTTAACACTATACACACGTATGACAGATACGGGACTTGAACCCGTATTACAGTCTTGAAAGGACTGTGACCTGACCTGTTTAGTCGAATCTGCCATTAAGGTGTAGGACGGAAATCGAATCCGCATCTTCAGATTCACAATCTGACGGACTAACCATTGTCCTACCTACACAGTGGAGCTAATGGGATTTGAACCCATAACCTTTCGCTTGCAAAGCGAATACTCTCCCGTTGAGTTATAACCCCGTTAAAATGGACGGTGTCCGTATCGAACCGACTCCTGTAGCGTTTCAAGCTACCGCTTCTACCTAGTTAGCTTACCGTCCTTACAGACGGTACTAAATCGTACTTTCATGAATTTATTTATTCTCCTATTAATATATTGATGCTAAATACACCAAACGGATAAGATAGGACTTGAACCTACAACACTTCGGTTAACAGCCGAATGCTCTGCCGATTGAGCTACTCATCCAAATTAAAAAATCGCCTGAAAATTATTTATAATAATCTTCAGACGATTTTTAAACTCAATCAAATGTTAAAACCTGCGTATGTTTATAACATCCCTGATTTTGTCGTCAGAAGATTTTACAGTATGATAAAAATTCCCCATTGGTTCGAGGCATGACAAAGTAAACATATCATATAAATATGCTGTCGCAACTGTATTCGCTGATGTATTTGTCATTCTTAACATACTGTTTGTATCTCCTTATCTTTGTAGTTTATTATTTTTATAGAGGATTTATGTTTAACCAACCTTTATGATGCTATTATAGCATTGTGTATCAACGGTGTCAACACTTTTTTAATAAAAATTCTCGTAAATCAAGATTTTTAATCAAACTGCGTCTCGTTATCTAAATCTGATTTATTTAGTATATCTCCGAATTTAGCATCCAAATCATTAAGTCGTCTTTTATTATTGGCTTTATGTTTGTCAAATGCAGTTTTTATATCAGCACCACTCATTTTAATAGACTCAAAACTATTTTCCAAATCTCTATAATATGTATCATGCTGAAACACACTATATTCTTTATCTTTTTTAAGATACACTTCGTAATCAAGCTTAGGCTTTACACCAGCCATATAATCTTCATGACTCATAAGGGTTTCATCTCTAAAAACATCTTTACTTGGTAACGTAAGCGTACCCATAAGATTATTGTTTAATGGAATTTCAATATGTCTATTATTATATTTATCTTTGTCAGAGACAAACTTTGCAGGCACATTGATTACTAAATCATTTTTTGTATCACTCATAGGTATTCTACTACTTGTTAAATCATATATACTCATATGCATCATCCTTTCGTAAATTATATCATTATTATAACTCTATTTTTATATAATCATAGATACAAAAAAAAACGCCTTATTATAAGACGTTTTAAAATTAATCAAGATTTGGAACATCATATTTATGTGCAAGCATTGATTGTGTATCAAACTTAGCATCTAACTTTTTGTCTCTGGCATTCAGCTTTTCCCAGTTCTTATTATAAACATCAGCTAAATAACCCACAGAAACTGTTTTTGTATCACACACTTTATGATTGTCATAAAGTTTAAGCTGTCTATCTCTATTCGTAGGCAAATTTAATTCAGCCGTCTTATTATTAAGATTAATTTGAGATTCAGCTACAGTCATACGCCACATCTTATTATCTAATGGCACACCAATTATTCTATAATCACCATGCTCACTATGCTTTGTATCACTCACAAGACCTTTCGGTATAACAATACTTGTTGTCTTATTATTAAGATTTAAATCCGCTCTTGCAAAATCCTTAAAATCTTTACCTGATTTGTCGTCTACATAACGAGAACCTATGCCTGATATTTTATCTAAAAAATTATTTGTCTTAGAACTCATATCATATAATGTATGAGCCATATCAAAACAAGTGCTAGAGTCAAATCTTTTATCCGAAGGATTAAAATTCATATGCAATTTTACAGTATTTACTTCGGATAATACACCCGCTGCTATTTCAGGTGTAATATTTTTAGATTCCAGTAAACTACCCATATAATCTCCGGTTTTTATATCTTCAGATGATGCAAGAACACCAATTACCTTTTTATCATAATCAGTCTTATAGCCGTGATTTAATATATAACTCTCTATAGGCAACAACATATCGAAATTCTTTGATGTAGCCTCTAAAATATCGTCTGCATCTTTCATTGATACACCTGCATGTAATAAATCTTTTGCTGCATTTAATCTTTCTAAATCAATTCTATGATTTGTCAATGCATTAGATAACATAAAATTAACTTGATTTTCACTATGACCATTATGTTTCTCGATATATGCAATCGAGCCGATATCCAATGCTATATTAGTAAGCATTTTGTTATTTAACACAGGTTCTTTCTCATGTGCGATATTTATTATATTAGTTATTTTATATCCGAAATCAGATTTGATTTCATCCCAATGCGATAATGCAACACCTCTGTTATATCTATCATATATATCGGATTTTGAATAAATTTTATTGTTGTCTAATACATCAACACAAGCATTATCTTTATTTTGGTCTATAAAATCTACAACATTCTTTTTTAACTCTTCAAAGCCGTATCCACTCGAATTATATGATATCGGCACATTATCAAGCTTATCTTTTTGAATATTCAACATTACAGGTATCTGATTTGCATATAATATATGTTTAGATGCATTGTCTATACCATTATATTCTTTTATAGGCACATTTGCCTGTTTAATCTTGTCTATTATATTTTCTGATTCATACCCGGTTTGATTATAATGCTTGCCCAAATCAATATTTTGTATAGTCATATCTCTACCAAATTCATACAGAGAAGTTAAATCACTGTTATTTAAATAATCCTGCATAATTGCTTTTGCAGACCCTGATTTGCCGATATTTAAGTCAAAATAACTATCTAATGACACTAAATCATATACTGAATCATTAGTTTTATTTTTAAACCTTACGTTTTTATCAGTTATATGTTTGCTTATATAATCAGACTCTAAATTCATAGCATCTTTTATATCTCTTGCTTTATCAATATCAAGACCATCATTTATAATAAAACTGCTTATTGCAATAGCTGCATTTTTATTTTTCACATTAGATAATATATCTATTTCGTCTATATTTACCTTACCTGATTGTGCCATATGATTTAATAATACTTCACTGTTATTTAAACCACGTGCCATATCTATATCAGACATACTAATATTATTTGATAAAGCTTCACGGGTTAAGCTTAACATTTCAGGATTAAATATAACTCTATTATTTAATTCCGGGTCAATACATGAATCAAGCATATAATCAATTTGTTTATTATTTAATCCGTCACGAGATGCTAGTAAACATTCTTTGCCAAGCTTTAATTCTATTATATCAGACATATTAAACTCACTTGACATATTTAACGCATCTAATCTTTTGTTAATTTGACTACCAAATTTAGACTGTATTGTATTCCAATTTGATTCAGCAACAGCTGTCTCATAATCCATAGTTAATGCATCATAAGCAGAATAACCATTATCTCTTGAATTAATATAAGAATTAGGATTATGAGCTTTATACTCATTTACTGAATCATACATTGCATCTCTGATTACAGAGCTATCATTTGCAGTTTTATAATCCGAAATTTCTGTAATCGGATATTTTGCATTTTTTATACTCATAAATAAATCTTTCCTTTCGTATTTTATATATCTATATTATATAACAAATATATAATAATCAAAGATGCAAATAAAAAAACCACTTGAATATATTTTAATTTCAAGTGGTTTTGATGTATTAAATTATACTATTAAAGCCTCATTTTAAATTCCCATTTCTTTACAACGATTTTCGGCAAGCAAAAAGAAAAAATCATAATCATCATCAACATTACTTATGATTCCATGTTCCATAAACACTAAAACATTTCTTGTCGAATCTTTATATACATCTATTGAAATACCATCTTCAGGTATAAACCCTGCAACAGCACACATACCGTTAGATAATGTCGTTATAGCCTTAATCTCCATTACATTTAATGGACGTGTTCCATATCTCGTATAACATCCATCAATATATTCCTGCTCAGTTTGCTTATACATATTTAATCACCTACACTTTCTAATATTATTTTACTCTATAATGTTTACATACAGATTCCATATAATCATCTAAAATAACAGGCATTACTGTATCTATATTTATGTCTTTATCAAATCCACCAAGCAACTCACGACTATTATTTGTAAATTTTAATAACGCTGGACGTCTTAAGACATTTAATTCTTCGGTTGTGTATGGATTATAAGATGTATCCGTAATATTAAACGCACGAAGCATTGCATTTATTTGTGACTGCGTCATTCCGGCTTCTATGCCATATACTAATCTAAAATCATTTCTTGCATTTTCAAGAAATATTTGATAATGCAATAAATTCCCTGATTTAGGCTTCGGATATACTAAAATAAAACCTGTTATATTCTTGATATCTGAATCATTCGTTTTGATATCCAAATAATGCGTCTTAAAATCCGATTTGTCATACGGCATCGTCATATTTCGCTTTTTAAGCATTGCCTTTATGTAATCATAGATTAAATCATGAAAGTTTAAACCTGTTTTTAATAAATCCGTATTGTTATAAAATGTATTAGGTAAATACTCTCTCTCTAACTCTATTAAAATATCATTTACTATCATAAACTACCCCTTTGTTATGTTATATCTATATTATACTATATCTTTCAACATAAATCAATATAATATGCTGCAAAATCTTGCTAAAATATATTATATTATTTATCTGCAAGCATTTGCACAGGCATTGCCTGTATAGTTCTTGTAGCACACTTGCCTGCTTAAATCTATTGTATATATAACAGTTTATATATATTGGCTATAGCCAATAAGCAAACTAAAATTAAAATCTTTGATTATCAAAATATTTATGTTAACATATATCTTCGGGAGCAACTATAAATTTAAGAATGGAGATATATTTTTATGCTAAAAGCAAAACTAACTGAAAAAGGACTTAAATACGTTAATGAGTTTTTAAATAACAGAAAAGCTCGTCAAGAGAAAATATTAAATGCAAAAGTTGATACTATAACAAAGTCTATTGATATTACACAAGATATTATAGAGGCTGATATAATAGACTTTAGTAAAACACATAATAATTATTATTATAAGGACTGGGCTGTATCCGATAATCCAAGATATGATATGCCGCTATTATTAATTAAAAATAAGGATTATATAATATATGAGACCGATTAATATTCTAAGTATAGATTTTGATTATTTTCAGAACGTAGAGTCTAAAACTTTATTAATGCATTATCCTGACGGAATTGACTTACCTGAAGAATTATCAAGATTTATTTGGGCGAGCCATTATGCAAACCCATATTCTGAAAAAGAATTATTAAACATAGATATCAAGAAAGATAAACTAGATGAGTTAATGGATTATATAAAAGCTATGAATAAAAAAATACCCGTCATGATTGCATCATCACATGTCAAAATTTATGATTTTATACACGACCATTGTAATATAAATGATAATCTTAATATTATTAATCTGGATATGCATCACGATATGTTTGATGCAGCACCTGATAAAATCCATTGTGGTAACTGGCTTAAATATATAATACAAGAATATAAAAATGTTAATACCACTTGGATTTGTAATCCGGTATCACTTGAAACCATGAACAAACCTGATATAAATACTATTATAGATGATTTAACAGGTATTAAGAATATTGATTTTGATATGATATTTTTATGTAGGTCCGATAATTGGAGTGCACCACATCTTGACAATTATTTTGTAATACTCGCTGAATGCCTTGGGAAAATTGCAAGCAAACTTGATTTAGAAAATGTGTTAGAGCCAAGATATAATCAAAGCTTCAAAGAAATGGTCGATGAAGAACGAAACATAATAAATAACATAAATAAAAACATTTAAGCTTATTAAAAAGATTATACGCACCATGAATATCATAAATAAAAGGAGTAAACAAATTATGAAATATTATTTATATGTACTTGATACACAATGGAAATTATATAAGATATTTAATAATATTGATAAGCTTATTCATTGGTGCGAATATCATTATGATTACGTTTATCAAAATATAGCTTTAAATAACAATGATTTAAAAAGCACATGGTCAGATGAATTAAATAGATATATCAAAACACATAGAACATTATTATTTCTAAATCAAGATAATAAAATTATAGATATAAGAAATCTTAATTTAGTTCGCAAACATATACCATATCCTTATGAGTTTTACTTTAACAGAAAACGCAAGCATTTTATGAAATCTAAAACTCATGTGTATTACAGACGCTTAAAGCACTATAAAAAGAATCTTAAAGATAAATACTTTGAAAAATTCGAAAACAATGGCTATAATATCAATATTTATCATACACATAATGCGTTTGATTTATGCCCAACCAGAAGATTAAATCCTTGTTGGAAAGACCAAACAAAAAGAAGACATCAATATAAATTAAATCAGACACCTATATAGGTGTCTGATTTATTTAGTTAGAATATCATTAAGAGCATCTGTAACCTTTTGAGTCATAACCTCTTTAATTATACTGTTAATCTTATTATCAATATTAGCTAAATATTTTTGTATTTTATCATTAAGAATTTCATCTATTTTTATAGATATAACATCTTCAATATCTAACTAATATATCGCACTTCTAATTTCACTCTGAATCTTACGATTTGCAAGTTCACTTACAACATCTATTGTGACGTTTTTTGTAATTAATCGCTCACACTCAGGCTCAATGACATCTTTGAGCATATCCATATAATTATTTCTAATTAAAGTTTTTAATTCAGCCTTTAATGAATCTCTTAAAGATTTATCAAATAGCTCATTGTCTTCAAAATCAACTGATAAATTAATTCGTTTCATATACATAATTCCTTTCTTATTTATAACAATATTATACTACATTTATGTAGATGTTTCAACAATAATTTACACTACCCATGATAATATCCATAAGATTAATATAACACTCATAACGCTAAACACAAGTGTCATAAGCTTATATTTATTTTTCACTTCTTCTCTCTCGTATGGTGTTAGACTCTCTAAATTTATAGGCTCTAATTCCTCGGCTTTTTTAAATAAATCTATTAGACTAAACTTATACTTTGATTCATCAACGTTTTTGAATTCATCAGAGTCTTTTGTTGTATTATCAGGTTTAGTATTATTTGAGTCCAGTTCTTTTTGTTTTTTTCTGGCTTCTAATTTTTTCTTAAACTCTTCTCTTTCTTTTGACGTCATAAAAAATAATCCTCTCTTTTATTTATAAATCTATTATAATTGATTTATCTTGATAAATCAATATTTTTTAAAATAATCGGGTGCTTGTATTGAATTAAAAAAGCATCTAAAGGAGGTAAAAATTTGCAAAAGATAATAAACAATAAACTTTATGATACAGATACTGCAAAATTAATTAAAATGGTATCTGAATACACATTTAGTCCCAAACCAAATACAGCTGATAAAGAGATACACCACAGTTTGTATCAAAAAACCAACGGAGAGTTTTTCTTACTAAAAGAAGACTATAGAACCGAATATTATAGTAAATGGCTATATGCAACACCAATAATAACGCCATTATCAGAAGACGAAGCAAAGAAATGGGCTGAAGATAATCTGGATGTTACAGAATATATAAATACATTCGGTCCGGTATCAGAATAAAATATTAAAATAAAAGGAGAATTATTATGTTTAATTTAAATGGAAAATATGAGACTGCAAGAGTTTTTACTGACCTTTGCGAATCCGAAGCTATTGCTCAGATAATTAATTTATTAAATCAAGAGTTTATGGCAAATGCTCATCCGAGATTTATGCCGGATGTTCATGCCGGAAAAGGATGCACAGTAGGTACTACTATGCATATCACAGATAAAGTCTGCCCTAACTTAGTTGGAGTAGATATCGGCTGTGGAATGCTTACGATAGAGCTTGATGAAGATACTATAGATTTCGCAAAGCTTGATGCTATATTAAATAACGGAACAACCGTACCATCAGGATTTAATAAGCGTGAAGAGGCTCATAAGAACTTAGCACACACAAGACTTAACGAGCTTAATTGCTTAAACTCTATAGACTTAGACACAGCTGAGAAATCTTTAGGCTCTCTTGGAGGTGGCAATCATTTTATAGAGATAGATAAGTCTGAAAATGGCACGTTTTATCTAATTATACACACAGGCTCAAGACACCTTGGGATAGATGTATGCACTTATCATCAAAAGCAAGCTATCAAGGCTTGTAAGTCTCAAGACGTAAAAGAGTTGATTGCAAGACTTAAATCAGAAGGCAAAACCAAAGAAATTCAGGCTGAGCTTAATAAGTTACACGGCTCAAAAATACCTGATGACCTTGCATACGTATCAGGTGATGACTTAAAAGCATATCTTCACGATATGAAAATCACTCAGGAATACGCTGTATGGAATAGAAAGACTATTGCTGAAGAAATTATCAAAGCTATGAACTGGAAAGTAAAGTCAAGCTTTACCACTATTCACAATTACATAGATACAGATGATATGATACTTCGAAAGGGTTCTATCTCTGCAAAGAAAGATGAAATCGTATTGATTCCGTTGTCTATGCGTGACGGTGCGATTATAGCAAAAGGTCTTGGTAATCCTGAATGGAACTGCTCTGCTCCTCACGGTGCAGGTAGAAGCCTATCTCGCTCTAAAGCAAAAGAGTTATTAGATGTTAATGAGTTTGCAGCTCAAATGGCAGGTATTTACACTACTTGTATTGGAGAAGCTACTCTGGATGAAGCTCCAGACGCTTACAAACCTGCTGAGTCTATAATAGAAAATATAAAAGAAACCGTAGAGATACTTGAAGTGATTAAACCGGTTTATAACTTTAAGGCTCACTAAAACAAATACACAGGCTTATAAAAAGCCTGTGTATGAATACATAAAGGATGAAAGTTTATGACAACAGATGAACATTGTGTAATAATACAGCATTTCTTAGGTGAAATCTATTATACTGAAATTGAAGACTATGAATTATTTAAAGCTATAGCTTTAATAATTAATGCTTTAAAAGAACAAAAAATAAATATATCATTTGCAAACTTTGTCAGTGCTTTATCTAAAAGAATGATAGAACTATATAAAGAAAATGATAAAGACCCGTTGCATTATATATCATATAAAACAATGGCTGATATGATAATTACTGAGTTAAAATCTATAAAATGTAATTATAAAAACCGCAAAATATTAGGTTTAAAATTAAAAGATTTTGAAATAAAAAAAGTTGATTTTAGACCAGTTGATGTATTTATCGAAGTTAAAACAGATGAAGATACAAACGAAAAATATATAAATCAGCTCATAATTAATAATAAAGAGGCAGATATAGATGCTTTTAAATCATTTAAGGAAGATATAGACTGGGACGTAACAATAAATTATAAGATAACAAGCAATGGCTATAAATATGTAGTACAAAAACTAAACGAAGTACTTGACCGTATAAAAAATTAAATACAAAGGAGAAAAAATATGATTAGAAAATACGAAAAAGATTTATATGTAATTGACGAAAGAGAACTCAAAATATTCATGGAAGCCTATATTAATCTTAATGCACTTGAATGTGCAGGTGTTGACAATTGGGAAAACTACGGCACGGCATTAGACGAATATTATGAAGATAATCGAAAAACCAAACCTAATTATAATATCAATGACGATATACAGGATTGGCTCACTCGTATCAAAAACGATACGTTTTTAAATAATATATCAGGTTCATAAACAAAAGAGGTCCAATATGAGTTATGGATTTAACTTAATATTTGCTAAATGCAAATCAGATACAGATATTTTAAACGCCTACAAATCAATAAAATCAGTATTGCTTGATAAATTTAAAAAAAACCCTGAACCGTTTGTATACGGTCTTCCGGAAAATAAAGGATATTATAGTATGTTTTTAAAATCAGTATTTATATTTAAGATATATCACTGGAAAAACCTTGATTTGATGGCTGTATTATATAATAATTTATCAGCAGGCTTTGATGTAAATTTTAAATCAGAGATATATTTTCAAAATTCCAGTGACACAAACTATGAATATGAAACATATAAAAACTTATCACCTAAAATAGATAAAATCGTTAATAAATATAAATCTATTAAATCAATGGGTGATTTGATAGATATAATACCATATTTATATGAATACATAGATGATGACGATATAGATAAGATTAATGCAGACACTGATGAACTTGATTATTATGTTAAGTCAGCATGCTATACAGCAATATATAATATACTTGATTTAGATGTAATAACTCAAGATAAAGAAAGCAAAGACGTAGATGTTTATGCATTTAATGCTATAACGTCCACAAAAGAGTTATTTGAATTATGGAATACTGTAAACGCTTATCTAAAAAATAATATTATAATATAAGAAAGGATAAATTTTATGCGTTTATGGCACATGATGCCAATAGAAGTCTTTAATAAGACTATAAAATTAAACAAGCCATACGTATGTGATATTAGTAAATCAGACCTGTTAAATGACAAAACATGTGATACAAGTAATTTTAAAAATGCATATGATTGGCTTGTAGCTCAACTCAATAAAAAAATTGCAAATCCAAATAATATTGCATATCCAGTATGGGCTTGGCACACATATGGTAAGAAAAATAAAAAACCTAATTTAAACCACATTGCTAAAAATTATTTTACAGAGCCAATGGTAATACTTGAAATAGAAATCAATGACGTAGATGTAGTATTATCCGATGAGCCGATGTGGACAATCGCTTGTCTTAACAATTTTCCGTATTTTGAGTCTGATGATGAGTATGATAACTATGAGGCTGAAACCGATAAAAATAAACAACTTGAATTTTTAGAAAAATCTTGGCACAGAATATTTAATGTGTCTAAATCCAAATATATTCAAGCCTGTTTTTGGCAGTTAAAACCTGAGTATGTAAGAAAAATCTATAGGTTTAATTCTTATCTGAGTAACTAATATTATATATCCAACATCATCAATATTGATGATGTTGGATATTTTTTTAATAAAAAAAATAAGCATAAATGCTTATTTTCGAGAGATGTAATAAAATAATTTTGGAGGTATAAAAATGTTTGAAAATGCAATATATAATCCTATATACAAAGGATATGCTATTCTTTTATCATTTAGCGAATACGCATTAATGTACGAAAACATACATGACATAACTGATGTTATAGAAGACATATGGGATGATTTATATGAAATTCATTGTTTTGAAAGCTGCGGAATAATCAAATTATCTAAAGATTTTAATGAAAGGGCATATAATCATAAATATGCTTTACTCTCATGTAAGTTAGATAATCTTGATGAAGCAGTAGATTATATAAAATTAAAATGGAACAAAGTATTACCTGAAAACTTTGATTATGATAACAGAATATGCTACTTTTTAGGAGATACATACTATAATGGAGATGGATTCAATGACTATTAAAAAACTAATAAAAGGGTATGCAATAAATATACCGGATGAATATTTAAATATATTACCAGCAAATGAGTTAAAAAACATTAAATATGTTAAAGACTTTGAAGATTGTATATATTCAGGTATTGAATACAAAAGATTAATTGTCAAACAGTTTATCTTTGCCGATACTAACTATAATATTAAAAATAGTTTATGGCACATTACAAACAACTTAGAAAAGCTTGAATCAGAGTTAAAGAAAAGATTTAAAGACATTGACATATATGAAAATGCAATTTTCTTTGCGGGTGTGCCTAAGTAAACAAAACAATTATCTCTCACTATTAGTGAGAGATAATATTTAAATTGGAGAATTATTTATGCTGAAAATGACACAACTCGATTTAATCAAGTTTTACAAAAACGATATAATATTAAATCTAGTAAATTTGAATTATAATTTGTTTAATCTTAATCAATTAAGAGAAACAAAAAAGCTATTTAAAGCTATGCCTGAAATCAAAAAGCAATGTATTAATTTAATCAAACAAGAAAATGATGCACATAATCTGTTTTGTGACATAAAACAAACAGATAATGTTATAAATGCTTTTGTAGCATATAATGCATTTAAATTTGATAGCAATGAATTTGTTTTGTCATCTATGTTTTATAAGTTAAGAGATTATTGCTTAGCAAATAATATCAAACAAATCAATATGGGCTATGACTTAAGAGACAATAATAAATTGTTTTCAAGCATTTATCATATAGCCGATAAAATCTTTAACCATGACAAATATAAAGATAAAATTGTATTCAATATATGCTTGGTGTTAGCATTATAAATAGATATTAGAAAGGAATATTATATGATAGAATATTTAGAATTAAATAAAAAACCAGATTATAAAAATCACATGATTTTAAATTTAGTTAATGTATATCACAAAACACTGGCTGATGCAAATCAATTATCAGAAACAAGAAAACTATTTAAGGCTATGCCTTTAGTTAAGTCTGAATTTAAAGAAACATTCGCAAATATGCGTGAGTTTGACAAAATGCTCGGAAAAATCATAGTAACTGATAATGTTATCAATGCTTGTGTTGCAAATAATAAAACAGGCTTTATATTAGATACAGATGCTTTGTATAAAGCTTTAGTTAAAGCCAAAAAGTATTGTCTGGATAATCATATTAAAAATATTGATTTGTATTATGATTTTAAAGATACAGAAAAGATATTCACAAGTATCTGTGATACCGCAGCTGATATCTTTGACGGCGACAATAACGCAAACAAGATTGTTTTAAATATATATACGGTGAATTGATTATATGCTAAAGTTCTATAAATCAAATACAGGCTTAATCTCATATGGTGAACTAATTTATATAATAAATAACAGAGCCATATTGCAAGACAAATTAACTAATGAATTAGCAAATATAGATGCAAATGAGTTGTATGACAGCTTTCTGGAATGTGCTAATCACGCATATAATCAAGAAAAAATAATAGAATATGCTCTAAAAATAAACTCGCATACAGATGCAATACTTAATCTATATAATGCCATATTAAATCCTGAAAACATAGACACAGAAAAAGTAATGGCTGCGTTGCTAATTGCATATGATAATCAATAAATCAACGATTTAAAAACATTAACATATATGCCAATATAATTTTTATTGTAGACATATATAAATAAAGAAAGGAGAATCTTGATGAAATTATGGCATATAATGCCTAAAGAAGTTTATGATAAAACTATAGGCATTAACAAACCTTATATATGTGATATATTTAAATCAAAATATATATCTGATATCAAGTATGATAATGAAAAATTTCAAGATGCATACTTCTGGATGACAAATCAATTAAACAAAAAAATAGACAACCCTAATAATATAGAATATCCTGTCTGGGCTTGGTATAAATACAAAGGTCGAAAACAATTTCCAAATCCATTTGATAACTATTTTAAAGGATTCTTTGACAGTGATGAATTAATAGTCTTAGAGCTTGAAATAGATAACAATCAAATCGTACTTTCTGATATACATAAGTGGAATGATTTTTGTTTAAATAATAAACCTGATTTAAAAACAAGTGAAGACTATGAAAATTATAGGAATGCCCCTAATGAAGAAACACGATTAAATATAATACACAAATCATGGCACAACATATTTGATATATCTAAATCAAAATACATTCAAGCTTGTTTCTGGGAATTAAAACCAGAAAATGTTGTACGAGTGTATCAATGCCGTAACTGTGCACATCCAGAAAGGAGATAAAAATAATATGGATACAAAAATAAGAAATAACGAGAGGTTTAAATATTTGCACGAATTACCTGTCACAATGGAATTATATAATTTCATAAAATTTCTTGATGAAAAATATCATGTAAACTCGAAAGACCCTGACAACAGCTTCGGTCAAATCAATCCGGAAACAACTACTATTAGTAATTTATATTTCTCAAATATTTTATATCTTGCAAAAGTGGACAAGCCGGAACGCATATTGGAACTGCCAAAATACCAGAGCAATAATCCAAACGAATCTATGATTCTATTATCAGGCAATGACATAGCTTTACTCAGCACAAAGAATCCAACTGAAGATAAGATTTTACTTGATACTCTTGAAGATGCTGATTTAGGTAAGTTAATTAGATTAAGACTTGCCTGCCAAAAGGAATTATTAGAAAATAAACCAAGATTACCTGAATTTTTAAATAAAAAGTCTGAAGAACCTGAACTAAGCAATACAGAAAAAGACGAAATCTTAGAAAAACAGGGTTTTGCAAGCCATCGCTCAAGGAAAGTATCAAAAACTATTCCTGTAACAACCAAAACAGGCACAAAAGGCGAATTTAGCGTAGAATACTATCGTCTTGGTAATAATTCAAGTCCACACTTTTCAACATCTTATTCCTGTAAAAATAGATGTGGTCAAGCTCAGGAAGCTATGGACCATAATCACCCGGCTTATGCGTTTTATAAAAAGTGGGATGTATTCCATGGAGCCGTCATGACTACAGCCGAATACGAAGAAATGTACAGAGATTTACAAGAAGTTCTTAACTATGTGAATAATAATTAAATCCAAACAGGCTCTTTAATATAAAGAGCCTGTTTTGTAATTTAATCGAGTGCTTTTTAAAATAACAGGAGGGTAACATTATGTCAAATAATATAAGCATACTACAAACTATGATAGATAACAGCAACAATATAGTCGTCTTCGGTGGTACAGGCGTTTCAACAGAGAGTGGCATACCGGATTTCAGGGGCACAAACGGATTATACAATCAAGAGTGTAAATATAATCCTGAAGAAATGTTAAGCCTAAGCTTTTTCATAGCTCATCCTGATGAGTTTTATAAATTTTATAAAAATAAGCTTTTAGCTTTAAACGCAAAGCCTAATGCTGCACATTTTAAACTCGCTGAACTTGAAAAAGCCGGTAAACTTAAAGCCATAATAACACAAAATATAGATGGCTTACATCAGGCAGCAGGCTCTAAAAATATATATGAACTGCACGGCTCTATGCACAGCTATCATTGTACTAAATGTGGCAAAGAATTTGATATGGATTATATATTAAATTCTAATACAGATATGAATTCAGTGCCGTATTGCGATGAATGTCACGGCTTAGTTAAACCGGATATAGTCTTATATCAGGAAAACCTAGATTTCGAGGTTTTAGCGAATGCCAGACGTGAAATAGCAAAAGCCGATATGCTTATAGTTGCAGGTACAAGTCTTTCGGTTTATCCGGCAGCAGGCTTACTTGATGCATTTTTTGGCAAATATCTTGTTGTAATAAACAAAGATATGCCGAAGAAAGACTTACACGTTAAGTTATATATAGATAAGCCTGTCGGTGAAGTCTTAGATAAAATAAATATATAAAACAAGTAGACCGCACGGTATATACCGTGTGGTCTACTTTTTCTTCGGGTGCATAAGTAAATAATTTTTTTGGAGGTTTAATATGATAAACATGATAGCAAATGACATCACTCGAATCTATACTAATAGATTAGTAGATAATGGTGTTGAATATCAAAAAGGCGACTTAGTAATAGATGCCGAAATCGCATCAGAGTTATTTAATTTATCCCCGGAATACGATAAAGTATTAGTGCAAATCAATGGCAATAAAATTAAGTTATATGGCGTAAATAACAATAAGACAGAAATTCCTGTTTCTTATAAAGATGCGTCATCAAGACTTATGCTTGAAGATTGGTATGCCGTTACACGCAGCATAGATGGTTTAATTAACAAGCCTGATAACTTATACACCGGTGAAAGCTTAGAAGTCTTGACTTATGATACAGAAGACACAGGTCTTGATTATAATATTAAACTAAGCTATATTAAGACTGATGTTAAGGGCTTATATAAACTTAAATCGCAAACAAAAGATAATGTATATGTATCGTACACTTGGCTTGATAATGACGAGGCAAATGACTTAATCAAAAATCATGCTATAATCAGCACTGAAAAATTAAATCATGACTATGGAGCAGAGTTTTTATCAAGTCTAAAATAAATAATCATACAGGCTAAGCTTTTTAAATAGCTTAGCCTATTTGTAAAATAATATAAATAAATAAGGAGATAAAAATAATCTTATGCCAGCATTTGGATGGGGAAGAAAAGTTTATTGTGAACTGCTTCGACTTATAGAAGTTGAAGGTCTTATATACCGGAGGTTGAGGGTTCGATTCCCTCTCCCAGTACTTATTGGCAGATAAACCGTAATTGGCATCGGGACAGACCGTACATCTGTTGGCTCAAGTAGCCTGTGGTGGTTCGAATCCATCTCTGCCAATTCATATTGACAGATATACCGTAATTGGTAGCGGGGCAGACTGTAAATCTGTTGCTTAACGGCTCTGGGGGTTCAAGTCCCTCTCTGTCAACTTAGGGATATAATCCAATTGGAAGAGGTAATGGTCTATGGGTCATTTTAGTAAAAGTTCAAGTCTTTTTATCCCTATTTTGGGGATATAGCCCAATTGGCAGAGGCTGTGGCTTCAAATACCATACAGTGAGAGTTCGAATCTCTCTATCCCAATTTACACCGGAGTGTCGGAAAAGGTAGACGAAACGGACTTAAAATCCGTGGGCTTTTTAGCCGTATGGGTTCAAGTCCCATTTCCGGTATTTACGCTTTGATAGCTCAATGGCTAGAACAGCTGACTTGTAATCTATTCGAACTATTATAGCGATATAGTATAATAGGAAATACACAAGACTTTGACTCCCCCGTTTTGAGTTCGAACCTCAATATCGCTGTTTATGCACCTATAATTCAATTTATGTCTTTGTAGCTCAGTTGGTCAGAGCATTCGGCTGTTAACCGAAGGGTTATAGGTTCAAGTCCTATCGAGAACGCTTATGTTATGATTAGTATAATACTAATCATAATTTTTTTTATATTAGAATGCCCAGAGCCTTATCTAGGCGGCTGATACTAACAAAATAAATAATTAAGCTTTTACTTCGGGTGGCATTTTGTAAGTCATGATTCTCCAAGCTTTATATATAGTTCTCTATCTTAGATAGAGAACTTTTTTTTAATTTAATTATATATATGTTTTAAGTCGAGTGCACTTGAAAACATTGGAGGATTCTAAATGTATTTTAATGCTGAATTATCTCAAAATGGAGTATCAATCAAATTCACTAAATTAGAAAATGACAAACTTAGTGTTCGATTATTAGACCCTAATGATTTTGCATATGGTGATTTCAGAACATATGATACAAACAACATCAAACAGCAATTAATGGAATTTGGCTGCTCTGAACAAGAAATTTGTAAATTTTTGTTGTATCATGACTACGAAGTCTTTAACGAATATAATTTAAATTTTAAACTTGATGAAAATAAAATTAATCAAACAAAGAAAACATTCAACGATTTATTATATAAAAAATCTAATAAACAATTAGACGCAATAGATAAGTTTATATTAACGCATCTTAATGACAATATAATAACTAAATATAAATATGATATTTTGCCGGATGTTATAAAAAATGCTTATAGATATTTAAACACAAATAATCAAGATAAAGAAAATCTAATATTTGTTCTTGATTTTATATTAAATCATCCGGATTCTGTTACACAGTTCAAATTCAAAGAATTATATACCGGCGATTACAAAAAGATAGGTGAATATTTTATAAATATTGATATTAATCCATGTGGTAATGCGTTTTATGTTAATATCAATAAAACTATAAGGCTTAATAATTATAATGAATTAAACATTAATGCCGTTCTATTATCAGATTTAAATTGTAAATTTAATGATTTTCCTGAAGACATTTATACAAGCAATCTTAAATATGATTTATTAAATAATATTGAAGATAATACGATTATTAACTATAAACACATACAATCTTTAACTCGTCAATATGAATTGAATAAGCTAAAAGATAAAGCCAAATACGAGCTAATCTATACAGGTATTAATCCATTAAGTGATGCTCAAATAAAAGATTTATCAGAACCTATGTATATAATCACTGATTCAAAAGATTCACCGGAAAACTATGTGTTTGATAAAGAAATATATGAATTGGATGAATTATATAAAAATATTTTAAATAATGCTTACCCAAAATGCGTTAGCATAAAAGACTTAATTGAGCTAATTAAAATGTTTGCTTAAAATCATATGTCATTTGCTATTTAATAGTAAATGACATATTTATTTTTAAAATTTAATTCGAGTTCTATCCTGTATTAATTTAGATTGGAGAATAATTTATGCGATTTAGAGATAACTTTTGGTTTTTGAGCAATATCTATAACGCACCTGTGATATATAATAATATTGAGTATCAAAATGCTGAAGCTGCATATCAAGCTCAAAAACAAGTATTGGTTGATGCAAGTATAAGTCTTGATAATTTCAAAATTATGAAAGGCATAGATGCAAAACGATATGCCAATAATAATATCAAAATGTCACCGGAACAGATAAGACATTGGAATAGTATTAGAGATAATGTTATGTATCAAATAGTTAAAGCAAAATTTAGCCAAAACCAATATCTAAAATGGCGTTTGTTGCAAACAAAAGACTTAAATCTAATCGAAGAAAACTGGTGGCATGATATTTATTGGGGTGTATGTCACGGCGTAGGAGAAAATAAATTAGGTAAAATCCTTATGCAGGTTCGAGATGAATTATCATAGGGCTGTCATACGACAGCCCTATAAAAAACGAAAAAAGTCGCTCGCTACGCTCGCTTAAAAAAAGGCTTCGCTCTCGCTCGCCTTCGAGTTTAAATTTAGATACTCAAAAGTAGAGTAGAGAAAAACGATAGAAATAAAAAAAATTACGCCTAAAGGCGTTCAAGAAAATGCGTTCGTTCTCACTCACTTGCGAGAGAAGTTATAGAAGAAATAGTTCTTCAAGTAAATAAAAATAATTTTAAATACCAAAGGAGATTTTATCATGGCAAACAAGACAAACGGACTTTTCATTAACTTTATCAGTGACAAGATGCTTCATAAGCAGACAAACAAGAATGATGGCAGAGAATTCTACTCTGTATCAGTGGCTTGTCCTAATTCAGAAAGCAAGTTCGGAACAATCGCCGTAACAGTTGGACAGGTGTTTAACGCTACCAAGAATCACGGTACAGAAACAGTTGATGGCTATAAGAACGTATTGCTCGGAGCACCTGAGAAGATGAGAAAGGTGTCTATCAAGCTCGCAGACGGTTCTTACAGTACTATCGAAATGAGCAATCAGGACATCTTGGATGCGTTTAACGCTGAGAGAGAGGCATATAAGGCTGCTCAGCCTGCACCGGCAACAGAGCCTGCTCAGTAAATTCAATCCCATAAGACTACGAGAAATCGTAGTCTTTTTTTTATAATAAACATTCCGGCGTTTTTTTTAAAAATTAAACGCTTGTTTACACAAGCTAAAGTGATTTATAATACTTAATATTAAATGCAAGCATTATTAAAAAGGTTGTCTCCACAACCTTTCGAGTGGGGTAATGACATACGAAACCTCCTATAGATAAATAAGTTCCCTTGCTGAATCGTAATTTAGTAGGGGAACACTTTTTTTTAGTTTTTATGCCAGATAACTTTTAAAATGGGCGGGTGTAAGTTCGAATTAATAATTTTTTTGGAGGTATATTCATATGGCAAATACATTGTGTTTCACAGGACATCGTCCTAATAAGTTAGCAGGCTACGATAAAAATAATTATGCTAAGTTCGTCAATGATTTGGCTATTAGTTTAGAGGCATACGTAACTCAATTAGGCATCACAAATTTTATTTCCGGCGGTGCTCAGGGCTTCGACCAATTGGCTTTCTGGGCTGTAAACAAACTTAAGCAAAATCATCCTGAATGGCATATTCAAAATATCGTGTATGTACCATTTGTTGGTCAGGAATCCAGATGGTCTAAATATGGCGTATTCTCTCAGGCTGAATATACTTTAATGCTACAACACGCTGATAAAATACACGTTTGTAATACTACAGTTAAAGCCAATAATGATTTTAAAGATATTAGAGCAGCTTTAATGGCTAGAAATCAGGATATGGTCAATAATTCTGATAGAGTGTTAGCTATATGGTCACATGATGAGATAGCAAATAATCAACTTACACCCGGCGGAACAGCTGAGTGTGTGAAATACGCCAAATCTATTAAACGACCAATAGATAAGTGCATATATCATGTATCAAACAACCAGCTCATCTTAGGGTGAGTTGGTTGGTTATAATATAATTAAGGAGGATAAATTATGAAACACATTACAGCTCATATTCAATTAAACAATGATAATAGGTATGTTGACCTTGAAGAATATCAAATAACCCGTGATTGTGCAATTCTAACTACAACAACAGGCAAAAAAATCATAACAAGTATAAATAATGTTATAATTGCCGTTGAGGAAACCAAAGATAAAGTATAATTAAGGAGAAATATATTTATGTATAAAACAATTATAATCACACCAACCCACGAAATAGAAAATATCGAATTCCAAGATATTAAAAATCTGCCGAAAGACCTTAAACACAATTATATCGTTGCAAGATTTTGTGACGATGATGCATGGTTTTGGGGTGCATATCCAACAAAAGAAAAAGCCATCGAAGTAGCCAGAGAACTTGGTGAAGCTATGGTGTTTTACAAAGATTAAATTTAAAAACAACCACTAATATAATTAGTGGTTGTTTTTTTATTAAAGAGTAGGACCAGCCATTTTATTTGCAAGAAATTCCTGAGTAGCTTCGAATTTAGTGTCTAACTTTTTATCTCTCGCATTAAGCTTTTCCCAATTCTTATCATATATATCTTTTAACTCTGATACAGAATAATTTACACTGTCATATCTATGCTCATCTTTGTTATAAAAATTCACGGTTCTATCTCTATCCGGAAGATTAAGTGTAACAGTTTTATTATTTCTCGTTACAAGGTCATCTGAGATAGCAAACGAACCGAACTTATTATCAACCGGAACTTTGACTACGTCATATGTGCCATATTTACCTTCGTTTGGACCTGTAACAAGCCCTGCCGGAATCGTAATGCCGATATTTGCCTGCTTCTCTACTCTGTTTGTGTCACTATATGAGTCTATATCTTTCTCACCTATCTCTTTTTTAATACTTAAATTATAATCAACTTTATTATTGTTATGATTAATATAATCATTCATAAGATTGACTAATTTGTTATCGCCGAAAATAATGCCGTTTCTGGCGTTTGGTGTATCCACATCATTTATTTCGTTAAATTCCAACTTCCATTCACGAATGTCGTTTATATCTTCGATTGCTCGTGCCATTACAGTATCATCGAATTTAGGACCCTGCTTATCTACAAGATAATCCTGCAATGTATTAGTTGCATTAATCATATCTTTAAGTTCTTCGTTATGAAATGAACTTGTTGCAGCAAAATTTGCTGCCATCTTATTTTTAGATTCAGCAACTGTCAAAAAATCAGCTACAAAATGCGTATCTTCGTTAGTTGCCATCTCCATCAATGCACCTCTTGATGCAAAATTTGCAGCATTTATTATTTCAGGGACATAATCTTCGTGTAAAGTATTATACATAGTTCTTACAAACTCACAATGACCTGTATCCATGATTCCGCCATCATAGTCTATGCCGTCCAACATAAAATTAATCTGGTCTTTATTCATGCCTTGAGAATCAGCAAGATATGCTTCACCTGCCATATGTAATACGTTAGTCTTATAAAAAGACATATCACCTGTCCTGCCATCTTCTATCTTAGTGGCAATCTCGTTTATCTTATCACCATATTTTGATTTAATTTCATCCCAATGTGATAATGCAAGATTGTTGTTATATGACTCATATACATCTTTAATATCATCATAACTGTATTTATCATCAGTACTTGGGTCAATGGCATACGGATTGTCTTTGTTTGCTTGGTTAAAATCATATAAAGCATCTAATAGTGCTTTCTTACCTGCATCTTTATCTAAATTATACAAATCAAACTCAGCATTCTCCGGACCATATACCTCATCTAAATCGACATAACCCTCGTCATCATCATAATAACCACCCCATGGAATTTTTGATTTGTATTCTGCAAATTCTTTGCCTGATAATACCCCTTTGTCATCATACGGCTTAAGTTCCTGTATAGGTGTCATTGCCTGTTTAATCTCATCAAAATTATTCATAATATTTGTTTAGTCCTTTCTTGTATTATATTATAATTATATATCATTTTTGTAATAATCATAGTGTTTTACATAATAAAAACAGACGGATATGAAATCCATCTGTTTTTAATAAATTGATAAACGAGGTGACATTTAACTAATGTCTTATTTAATATATCATGTATTCATTTATTATACAAGGGTAATACAATTATTATGGCAATCTTAAGTAATAAAAAAATACAGGTATATTTATTTAACGAGTGTATTTCAAAAAGAAATGGAGAATTAACATGTTAACCGTAAACGTATGTAATATACCAGAAGATATTAATTATGATTTCATAGTCGCAAGAATTGATAAAAATCAATTATGGGGCAAAAATCAACTATGGTATTGGGATTCATATGAAACAGAAGAAGAAGCAAATGCCGTAGCAGTAGAACTTGGCGAAGCTATTGTTGTCAAACGTGAATAAATAAGAAGGTTACTAGATATCTAGTAACCTTCTTATTTATTCATAGTGTGTTGATTTATATGCATCAGATTTATTAAAATCAAATTTAGAGTCTAAATTCTTAGCTCTAGTATTCAACTTTTCCCAATTCTTAGCGTATAATTATTTTAAATCTGCCACAGAATAAGCTACAACATCATAACTATGTTGCTCTTTATCATAAACACTTACATTTCTATCTCTATCAGGCAATGATAAAGTTGTAACTCTACCATTTCGTTCTACAAGGTCATCTGATACCGTCATTTTACCAAACGTATTTTCTAACGGCACAGAAACTTCAGCATATGAACCATATTTACCCATTTTTGGACCTGAAATAAGACCACTAGGAATAATTATTTAAATTTTATTATGATTTAAATCAAATGAAAATTCCTTTTCAAGAGATTTATCATTAGAAGCTTGAACAAACAATAAATTAATTCCCGGTGGTACAGCTCAGTGTGTTAAATATGCTGTTGCTAAAAATATGCCTGTTGATAGGTGTATATATAATATAATTAACAATAAACTTATCTTAGGATAAGTTTATTGTTTTCGAGTGTCATCACAAAAACAAGAAAGAAGAAAAACAAACAATGGATATCATACTCAAAAACATAAATAAAAAAGATTTAAGACGTAAAATTAACCATAAAACAGGTGAAGAATTTTACGTAGTTCATGTACCATGTTTTAAAAACAACAATGGTCATGCGAGAATCACTGTAAACAAACAAGATGTTATACCTGTAAAAAATGAAAAAGGTAAAACTATTACAAACAAATTTAATATAAGACTTGGAGAACCTGATAAATTCAGAAAAATAAGCATTTTTGTCGGTTATCACGATAATCACAGTCTGAAATATATAAACACTAGACTGAGTAATACAGATATATATGAAGATTACAAAAAATATCACTTAGACAATATACATTGTTCTTATATATTGACACCAAGCAATAAAGCAAATATATAAAAAACGGCTCACTGTTGCTCGCCACGGGTGTATTAATAGGCAGAAATGCCGAATTTTCCATTTAACTCCTGACTCTGGGCTATCTTGTATCGTGACCAAGATAGCCCATATATTTTTTTTAAAAAAGCTTGCTCTCGCAAGCTTCGAGAGTAATTATGGGTTAGGTTACGGACCCAAGGGTAGGACTAATGGATAAGCCCAATATAAGGCGTAACCGGGTTTTCCCGTAGGCTCTGGATATACGGGATATCATTGCTATAGCTAGGTGCAACCATAATGGTTGCACCGAATTTTTTTGTATAAAACATTTTGTA